GTAACTTGGATAATTAAAATATTTTACATTATAATACAAAATACAAATTATGATCTTAAGAAAATATCAACTAGGGGGTAGTGTATTACCTGAAAATTCAAATTTAAATTTGAGCCAAACAAATAACAAAACGTCTTTATTATACGGTAAAAATTTAACGGGAAATATGCGTGATAGAAACCTTGATATTTTTGCTGTTGGTGGGCTAGATCACCAGGACGGTTACTTAGACGCTAATGCAGGACTTCAAATTTCTACCCCAAATAAGAATTTGTTTGATCTTGGTGTGCAAGGAAATTTCCGTGGTGGTAAAAATTTCTTCGGCATAGATAATAGAATAAACGCTGGTATTCAGGGTAAGCTGGGCAGTAGAAGATCGCCAGTGTACGGTTCTGCTGGTGGTTACGCTGGTATAGAACACAACAGAGCAGATGGTATGGGTGCCAACAGAGGGTTTTACGGTAATCTTTCCTATAGAAGCAAACAAAATCCTAAACTAACTGCTTTTTTAGAAGGTAAACTTGGTATGAGATCTGATGGGGCAAGTTTTAATAATACTTGGAAACCAGCCAATTCTATAACAGGAGGTGTATCTTATAAACTATAACTTGACAGAGTCAATTATTTTTCCTATATTTACTTTATAAATAAGTAAAATAAGAAAATATGGCAACAATACACACTTACTTTCACGCAGGAGATGTCGTGAAACTGAAACAAAATATTTCAAATAAACCTGAAATGGTTGTTTTGAAAATTAATAAAATTAGACCAACCACAGAAAAATCAGAGGAAAGACGCCCTATATTATTAGGAGTTACTTGCTACTGGTTTTCTACCACCTTTATTTATCAGGAGAGAACATTTTCATCTAAAGATTTAGAAAAAATCGTATGTTGAAATTTATAGTTCATAATGGAAAGGTATGTTTAGACCCTGCCATTATGCTATTGGAAGAATTTTCAGATATACTTGCCTACGGTAAGAAAAAGAAAAATGAAGATTTATCTAATAGGATGTTGTTATACATATTCTTGTGTTGTGATCTTACAGATGACAATTTTTTGCGTGATGTCGATTACAGACTTAAACCTGAGCAAGCTATATCCAGAGCATTTTCTGGAACTATAAAAAAGTTTTCAGCAGTAGAATCAACTCTTATAGACGCAGGTATAGATGCCTACAACTTTTTCAATGAAACTTCAGCTGAAAGAGCAATAATGACTGTGGATAAAAAAATTGATGAAGCAAGAACTATGCTAGACGCCACTGAAATCGAAATTGTTCGTAATATAAAAGATAACGGTGAGGTCACTTTTGTGTCCAATGAAACTATACTCTTTAAAATTGCAGAAAATATAGGGAAACTTATGACTCTGAAATTAGCTGTTTCTGCAGCTGCCAAGAAAATGGAAAACACAGGGAGAGTTCGTGGTGGAAAAGGTTCATCTCTACTAGAACGTGGTAATCTTGTAAGAAAAAATAATGGCGACTAGGAAAATAGACTTGGCCAAGTTACCAAAAATGGTCGGTGTAAAGAATGAATACGACAAATTTGCTTTAGATTTTTTGCTCATAAATGAACATGGGCGAGTTATGAACGGAGAATTTGACGTAACAGAATCACCGGAGAGATTGGTAGGTGTGGCTTCAGGTGATGAAGAAATAAAATTAACTGATTACTTAGTCTACCGACCTATACCTAAAGAATTGTTGCGTTGGCGCGATATTCCGAATTATCATCCTGATAGTCTTGACATGGAAGAATGGTATGCTCCACTTTTTTCATACTGTTACGAAGGGGTTTGGATAGACGGAGAATATTTTAATCCGTTTTTTGTTTATTGGGTAAACATTTTTGTATTCCCAGTGCCTATATACGACTCTAAAGGAAAGCCTACACCTGATTTTGAAACAAGTCATCCACAGTACTGTAATATAGATAGATACTTTTTTGACTATTGCTGGAAAGCTTATCTTAACTCCTTGGATGTCAGTATAATGGGAGGTCGTGGGGTTGGAAAGAGTTTCATGATTAATAATATCTTAGATAGAGAATTCAGATTAATAGTTGAAAGTTTAATATTGGTTTCTTCCACAAATGAAGAAACAACTAATGAAGCGTGGAATAAAATAGAGCAGGGTTTAAATGCTATACCAGCTTTACACAGGGCTTTAAAATTAAAATTGATAACAAATTCATCAGATACTAAACTAGCTGGTGAAAAAATAGAATTACCAGATGGCACTACAGAAGATCGCGGTCATTTATCTCGTTTCGAAAAAATTGTTTACGGTAAAAACCCAGGTAAAACAAGGGGTAAACGTCCAACTAAACAATTAGTTGAGGAGTTTGCGGCATTTCCACCATCTCACCAAAAAGGTTCTTTGGGTGCTTGTAAAAGGGAAAGTCGTGGGTCTTGGTATGTAATGGGTAGTATAAAGAAATGCCAAGTACTATATTCTGGTACAGGTGGTACAGTTGAAAATGACGAAGCTGAAGGGATTTTTTGTAATCCCAAAGCTCATGATATACTTGCTACAAATGATTTTGGTTCACCTACAGGTTTCTTTTGCCCTACTCATATAAAACGAGCAGGTACATGGGAAGTTACAGGTTGCCCAGATATAGTTTTAGCAACACGCGAGGTTAATATTGAGCGTGAAGCTGCAAAAACTGACCCCGCAGCTTATGTAGGTTTGTTGCAAGAATACCCTATGACGATAAAAGAAGTTTTTATGCGTCGTGGTTCTAATATTTTTAACCAAGAAAAAATTGCACAACAACGTATAAATATTACACACAACAAAGATGCACCTAAACCAGGTAAAGGATTCCTTAAATGGGAGCGATCTGAAAACGGTAGAATAGTTGGAGTTACTTGGGCTGAGAGTACCGTTGGGGATATAGAAATTTTAGAACACCCTCATTGGTTATCAGAGATGGCCTTAGATGACGAAAAACTTCCGATGTCAAATTTGTATGTTGGTGGTTGTGATAGTATTGACCAAGGTACTGGAGATTCTTCTTACGCAACAGATAATAAAAAAGGATCTGAGTTGGCTATACTAATTAAAAAACGTATGTTGGCAAAGGGTTACTTCAGAACAACTTCAAATATTTATGTTGCAAAATATAACAAAAGATCACAAGATGTAAAAACTGATTGGGATAACGCTTTGAAGCTGGCTTATTATTTTAATGCTGAAGTAAATATTGAGTACACTAAGATTGGTATTGTAGGACATTTTCGAGATAATGGTTTTTACAACTTACTAAAGAAAAGATGTACTATAAATTTACAAAATGCAGATCCAAACAAGCAAACTACACTTATAGGTACTACAGTTGCAGGTCCAATTATTGATCACACAGATCAAAAGATAAAAGCTTATGTTGATGATTTTTATGATACTATTTGGTTTCCAGAATTATTAGAGCAGCTACAAGATTACAACAGACAAAACAGAACTCCTTCGGATTTTGTTATAGCAATGGGTCTTTGTGAATTATCAGATGAAGATTTAATGGGGAGAGAAGTAAAGCCACCAGAAGTTCTTACAGGCGGTTTGCAATCTTTTGGTTACTATTCAGTATGGGAGAACGGGAAACTTATTAAAAAGTATGGTGTAATACCTACAAAATCTGGTGAAGCAAAAACTTTTGATGACTCTATACGAAGAGATGCCGCTAATTTTGCAACGCATGGTGGTGTAAGATGGATAGATGCGTCTGACCCTAAAAATCCAAAATATCAATATGACGATTAGTTTTCCCTGAATTATATATCTTATTTTAATAATATGGTAATTGTAATAAATAATATGATAATATGGAAAAGTTAAGCGTCAACCCACAAGGTTTAAATATCTTGGCTGAGGTTACAAAATTACCTTCGTACGTAGACGGTGTTTATATGGGTGAGTCTCAAATGACTACGAAAATGAATATTGAATACTACTACGGATCTGCCATAAAGTTGGGAGATAGTGCTAATGCTAAAGATCAATGCCCAGAAGTAAAAGAAGGTGATAATATTGTCTTTGCACAATTTGCAGGCTATGGAGTCCCAACAACAGATGGGTATTGTAAAGTAATTAGAGGTCACGATATCGTGGCTATTGTAAAAGGTAAATTTGAAAACATGTCAGAGACAAGCGTAAGACCAACAGGAGAAAGAATTCTAGTAAAAATTATAGGTGAAGAACTAATCCAAGATGGTGTATATGATGACACTATTGATCCTAGAGAAGCACTTACACAAAAAGGAGTGGTAGTTTCTTGCGCGAAAGGTGCAACTAAATACCCTAAAGGAACTGTTGTTGCTTTTGACCCCTACTGTGGTAATCTTATTATGAATGAAAATGATTGCAAATTAAAGACAATTAATCAATTTGATATTTTATATACCATAGATAAATAATGAGTTTATCACAACGCTATTTTAACACTGAAGATACCACAGTTTCTGAGAAGGATAAGTCTGAATACACTTATCTTTCCCAGTCAGTGGATTTCTATATTGCTTCGTTGGTTCGTGAAAAAAGCCACATTAAACACGCTCGTGATTTATACGATGGCGTGCGGGACAAAGCAGAATACCGATACTTGGAAGAGGTCTTTGGTATAGAAACACCGATAGCGGTTAAAATGACACCACTTATTAAAACACGTATTGATGTTTTGATAGGTATATTGTTAGATGAAACTTTTACCTACAGGATATCTATAAATGATTCTGCATCACTTACAGATGTAGAGAACAAAAAGATAAGTGAAAAAGCTAAAATTATTCTCGGTAAGTGGCAAGAGTTTCACGATACTAATGTTAAGTTAGTTCAAAAAGGTGAAGCTCCAAATGAAACTGCACATGAGAAAGATTTTCTTTCTAAATTAAATGAAAAAATAAATAACAGTTTTATATCTGAGTTTGAAATCGCTGCACAATCTTTAATCAAATTTTTTGAGCAAGATGCTACAATAGATATACGACAAAAAATAAAACAATACTTTTTAGATCTTCTTATATCAGGTGAAGCTTATTACAGAACTTGGGTTTCCCGTTTAGGTGAAGATCCACAATTGGAAATATGTAAACCTGAAAATGTTTTTATTAGTAAAAACACAAGTCATCAGTTCATGTCAACTGGTAACAAACCCAATGTAACTGCAGCTGTACACAGATACTTTTTGAAAAGAACTGAAATACTGCAACGTTGGGGCCACGTTATGACTGACGAGCAAAAAGAAAATTTATTTGGGCAAGCTAGTTCTGAGGGCGCAAGAGTTATTAGAGATCCTAGGCAACTAGACCACATGTACGATGCTCAATGGGCTAATAATGAAAACCAACACATGAATAGTGCTTCGGATACTCTCCCAGTATATCATGTTGAATGGCTAGCCAACAATGAAGTAGAACTTTCCGCTGAAGATATAAAAAACTTTGAAGTAGTTGAGGAAATAACTAGTAAATTTGATGACCACTTAAAGAAAGGAAAATCCGCTGGTAGTGGTAAACCAAATAAAAAAGGTTATAGATTGGATCGCTACGAGGGAATTCGTATAGGTTGGGATATCTACTTAGAATTGGGTAAAAGTAAATTTGCACCACGTAGTATAGGAGCTCCTTCTTTTACTACACTATCTTATAATGGCGTAGGTTACAATGACAGAAATTCAAAACCATATTCTTTAACTTTATCTTTAAAAGATTTACAAGATTCTTATGATGTTGTAACTTTCTTCAGAGATAATATTATAGCAAACGCAGGTGTTGATGGTTCTCGTATAAATCTTGCAGCTATACCTAAGGTTTTAGGTCAAGATTTTATGGAGCGTCTAATGAAATTTATAGCTTTCCGTAAACAAGGATTGGAAATATATGATCCCACAGAGGAAGGTGCAAATCTGTTTCAACATTACGGTGACTTTAAAGGGTCTATGAATGGAAATACTATTCAGCAATTAAATATTGTACTTGAATCTATACAAGCTCAAGCAGACGTAGTTACTGGTATTAACCGACATATGTACGCAGCTGCTGAACAAAGAGACGCAGTTACAAACGTACAGTCAGGAATTAAACAAACTTCACTTATTACTAAGGATTTATTTGAACTTGTTTTTGACAGTAGAAAGCATCTATTAACTGATCTTTTAAATTGGGCAAAAATTACTTATAAAAAAGGTAAACGTGGGTCTTATATTTTAGGACAAAGAACAATATTGTTTCATGCACAACCAGAAAATTACAGATTTACTGACTTCAATATCCATGTAGTTAATTCTAGCCGTGAGAATTTGAAGTTAGAAAAATTAAATGCTCTTGCACCACAATTAGCTGGTAAAGGAGTAATGGAAGACGAAACACTTATAAAAATGATTATGACAGATTCTCCTTCAGAAGCATTGATGTTAGCTGAGGATAGTATGG